CCCAAAGACGAAAAGGAAACCGTAGATGCTATTAAAAAGGCTATCGAGGCGGCAAAGAAAGCCGCTACCGTTTCCAAGTGGGGAGGCAAAGAGCCTAAGAAGCTGGATATGCCACTGCGTGACGGCGACACCGACAAAGAGGACGATGAGGTTTACGCAGGCTGCTATTTCCTCAACGCCAAGAGCACCACGCGCCCCGGTATCTGCGACAAGCACAAAACACCTATCGTAGATGAGGATGAGATATACAGCGGCGTATATGCCTACGTATCGGTAACTTTCTTTGGCTACGACGTAAATGGAAACCGTGGTGTAGCCTGCGGCCTTAACAACATTATGAAGTTCAAGGACGGCGAGAGACTGGGCGGCAGGGCATCCGCTGAAAGCGACTTTGGCGGTATCGACTGCGAGGACGACGACGATTTGTAAACAAGTACCAACCATTTGCCCGGCGCGGGTACGCGCCTGCGCTGGGCTTTCTAAAAATTCCAATTATGTACAATCTGATTTCAACGATAGCAGAACGCTGCCACGCCTCAGCGACGAAGCGAGGAAAGGACACCAGTAGTTTAGGCTGCATCCACGCGTTAGGTGTAGAGCAGCGCGAATACTGGGAAGCGTGCGACAAAGGCGCAGAAGTGTGCGATATTCGCGTTTTGGATGCTGAGGCTAACAAGTTATCGGACGCGGATTTTGTCGCGCTGTACGAGGCTAAGATACACAATACCGCCAGCGATGAACTGGCCGACGTACTGATAACAGCGGCTACGTGGCTGCATACCGCGGAACTGGAGAGCGGCAAGGATTTCAACGCAGACCGCAGTTTAGACGTTATGCTGCTTTCGGGTGCAGTGCAGTTTGTCTGCGGGCGCATTACCGGCCCTGCTGACGTGGAACGCCTGCAAATCGTGACTAACCTAAAGATGCGTTACAACGAACTGAGGGAGGATTAACGATGCGAGAGATAGGGATAGATGTTGAAACCTACAGCAGCCACGACCTACCAAGCTGCGGCGTATATCGCTACGTGGAAGCCCCGGATTTTACTATACTGCTGTTTGCGTATAGTGTGGATGGTGGCCCCGTAGTGTGCTGCGACTTTGCCTGCGGTGAGCAGCTGCCAGCGGAGATATACGAAGCCCTGCGAGACCCTGCCGTTATCAAGACCGCGTTTAACGCAGCATTTGAGCGCGTTTGCATATCCAAGTATTACGGGTGGCCGCTGATGGATGCAAGCCAGTGGAAATGCACGATGGTACGAGCCGCCCGTATGGGTTTACCGCTATCGCTGGGGCAGTGTGGTGAGGTGCTGAGGCTTTCGGACGGTAAGATGAAAGAGGGCGCGGCACTGATACGATATTTCAGCGTACCGAACCGAGGCAAACGACACCTGCCAGCAGATGCACCCGACAAGTGGGAAACATTTAAGGCGTACAATATCCGGGACGTGGAGGTAGAGCAGCAGATATTAGCCAAGGTGCGCAGGCTGGAGCCTGCCGCATTTGACGAAGTGCTGTACACCATAGACCAGCGGATAAACGACCGCGGCGTTATGTTAGACCGCCAGCTGGCCGAGAACGCCGCCCGTTTCGACGATGAGTATAAAGCGCAGCTGTTTGCCGAGGCGCAGCAGCTAACCGGGATGGAAAACCCCAACAGCCCGGCGCAGATAAAAGAGTACCTGCACAAAATCACTGGTTTCAGTATCGCCAGCCTCAACAAAAAGGATTTGGACGATATGGACAAGCAGTTTAGGTACTGGCCGAAAGCGCAGCGAGTTTTAGCCATACGCCGCGAAATGGGCAAGACCTCAAACAAGAAATACGCGGCTATGCTGCAATGCGTCTGCGATGATGGCCGAATACACGGGCTTTTGCAGTTCTGTGGCGCGGCGCGTACCGGGCGATGGGCTGGCAGGCTGGTGCAGGTGCAGAACCTGCCACAAAACCACCTGCGCGATTTGGACTACGCGCGGCAGTTAGTCAAGGCGGGCGATTTGGAGGATTTCGAGCTGAACTACGAAAACCCTACGCACGTACTTTCAGAACTGATACGTACCGCATTTATCGCAAAGCCCGGCTGCATTTTCCACGTCTGCGATTTCTCAGCTATCGAGGCGCGCGTTATCGCGTGGCTGGCCGGTGAAAACTGGGTGCTGGATGTATTCCGGCAAGGCGGCGATATTTACTGCGCTACCGCGGGGCAGATGTTCCACTGCAAGGTAGAAAAGCACGGAGAGAACGCAGAACTACGTGCCAAGGGCAAAATAGCGGTGCTGGCACTGGGCTACGGCGGCGGTGTGGGTGCGCTGGAGAATATGGGAGGCAGCCGTATGGGGCTGACCGAGTACGAGGAAAAGGAAATTATACGAAAGTGGCGCGACGCTAACCCGAAGATAGTACGCTTTTGGACTATCATAGAACAAGCGGCGGTAAAGGCTATCAAGACGGGCGAAAGCGTTACGATTAACCGAGGTATAGAAGTTTCCTACAGATGGGGTATGCTGCTTATTACCCTGCCGTCCGGCAGAACCATTTGTTACCCGCGCGCCACTATCGGCATAGAGTACGGGGACGGATGGAGAGGCGACCACGAAATAATCGAGTACGAGGGACTGAACCAAACGACAAAGAAATGGGAAAAGATACGCACGTATGGCGGTAAGCTGACCGAGAACGTAGTGCAGGCGATAGCCCGCGACGTGCTGGGTAACGTGATTATCAGAGCTGAGGAAAGCGGGTTAAATATCGTTTTTCATATCCACGATGAGATAGTGGTAGAAGCGGAAGCAGGGCAAACGCTGGCAGACGTGGAAGCCATATTTAGCAAACAGATTAGCTGGTGCCGAGACCTGCCGCTGAAAGGCGCGGGCTACACTACACCATACTACCTAAAAGATTAATTATATGAACAAGAAATTTTTGAAATTCAAGTACGCGGCCATACGCCGCTATGGTGAAAAGCAGTGGACTGCTAACGCCGATGTAATAGAATTTAACCCTAACTACACAGTGGGGGTTAGTGGATGCGAAAAGGGCGATTTTGCCGTAGGGCTGGATTATCCCTATATCGTAGAGTTATCCAACGGTACAAAGTTCCTTTGCTTTATGCACAACTACGGCAAAGATTTGACCGATGAGATTTTGAGCGACAAGGGCGAGGTAGCCAACAGCTACGCAGATGCTGAGTGCTACGACAAGGTTAAGAAGAATATCAGTAAACTAAATAGCAGCAGATATGGAAGCTATTAACGATGCTATACAGGTGCGTATGACCCTGCTAAAAGAAACCGGGTACAACGTAGAGACCGCACAGAAATGCTGGGATTTCGTGCGCGGTGGTGATGAGGCTAAGAAGCAGGAACCAGCCAGCGACAGACTGGCAGATGGCGTTTACCTAATCGACACCAAAGGCAACGCAGTGCGCTATGATGGGGAAGATACCGAAACCACAGATACTGCCTATATCGGTATCGTCCAAGGTAGCCACAGCGTAGCCATATCCCTGCGCGACGTAAGCGAGGACGAAATAACGCTTACCGCAAAGGAAAGCAAGAAAGACCACGGCGGCTACAAAGATAGCTATATGGATGCTGTGCAGGACTGGGACGGAAAGGGAAACACCGAGCGTCTAAAGCAAATAGGGCTTAATCCTGCTATCCGGCTGAAAGATGGCGAGTATATCCCGACACTGGCCGAGCTGTATTTAATCTGCCTCAACCGCAAGGCCATTAACGCTGCTATGCGTTTCGTAGGTGGCCAAGAGTTGGCAGGCTGGTACTGGAGTTCTACCGAGTGCAGCGCGACCGGCGCGTGGTATTTGGGCCTCGGCGACGGCAACGCGAGCTACACCACTAAGGCGGCGAACACGAACAGAGGTCGCCCCGTTTCAGCATTTTTACACTGTTAATAGTTAGTCTTTAATCTTTAAGCCCGGCGCAAGCCGGGCACATTAAATCCAAATTAAGATATGATAATTTTAAGTCTTTTCGACGGTATGAGCTGCGGGCAAATAGCACTACGGGAGTTAGGCGCAAAGATAGATACCTATTACGCCAGCGAAGTAGATAAGTATGCTATCCAACAGACGCAGTATAATTTTCCCGACACCGTGCAACTGGGGGACGTGCGCAACGTGGACGCACGGAAATTAGGGCACGTGGAATACATTAGGTTTATGGACGATGATAAAACAAGATGCTGCGGTAACTGCGCATTATGCGTACACACCTATTTAGGCAGCGAGTGCGGGCTAACTGATAACCCGGTAGATGATAACCAAGCAGCTTGTATAGACTATATCCCGGAGGACTGATATATGAAAGATGGAGCATTTAACAATAGCGTGCAGGCCGAGAAAGAAGCGGCCAATCTGCGGGAACTATACGACCGTTTGGATGATGAGGTAACACCGTATGAAATGGAGGTTAAAAGGGTGGCTAAGGGCATCCGATTAGTAACCATTTCCTGCGATGAAAGTAACAAAGACTATTTCAGTACCCTGCTGTATGGATATACAAGTTAAGAACGACTTTACGATAGATTTAGCCACCGCGCACAGCCGCGTATCTAAGAAGTGGCGTAACCGGCACTGGCAATGGAGCGAGCTGTTACAGCGATGCAGCGAGACCAAGCGCACGGGCGAGACCGCAGCGGAGTATGCACGTATGACACGCGAAGAACAAAGCAACGTTAAGGACGTAGGCGGCTTTGTCGGTGGCTATCTATCGCAAGGTATCAGAAAGAACACTAACGTAATGTACCGAAGCGTAGCCACGCTGGATATAGACTACGGCACGCTGAACGTATGGGACGATTTTACGCTGGCTTTCGACTTTGCGGCGATGCTGTACAGCACACACAAGCACAGCGCGAAAACACCGCGCTATAGGCTGGTATTTCCGCTATCGCGCCAAGTATCGCCAGCTGAGTACGAGCCGCTTTGCCGTAAGATAGCAGCCGAAATAGGTATAGACCTTTTCGACGATACCACCTACGAGCTGCCGCGCCTATTCTACTGGCCGAGCACGTCCAAGGATGCGGACTACGTATTTGAGTACCAAGACGGGCCAGCCTGCGACGTGGACGCGGTTTTGGCGCAGTACGTGGACTATAGGGACGTAAGCGCGTGGCCTATATCCAGCAGGGAGGGCGACGTTATAGCGCACGAAATGAAGAAAGCGGGCGACCCGCTGGAGAAACCGGGCATTATCGGTGCTTTCTGCCGCGCATACACCATAGAGGAAGTAATAGAAAAGTTCCTCAGCGACTATTACGAGCCGACAGGACAGCCAGACAGATACACTTACAAGCTGGGCAGCGTAGCTGGTGGCCTTGTATGTTATGAGGGCAAATTTGCATATAGCCACCACGAAACAGACCCCGCCAGCCGCCAGCTGTGCAACGCTTTCGACCTTTGCCGCATACACCTATACGGTGCGCAGGATGAGGGAAGCAGGGCGCAGGACGTGACGCGCAGACCGAGTTACGCGGCTATGCAGGAGTTTGCGGCATCCGACAAGGCCGTGAAACTGGTGATGGCGAGAGACAAGCAAAAAGAGGTAGCGAACGATTTCGGAGGCGTGGAAGTACCCGAAGATTACAGCGACGAATGGAAAGTCGAACTGGAGTACACCAAAAGCGGAAAACTGCTTTGCAGCATAGCTAACATTATACTGATACTGGAGAACGACCCCGCGCTGGCTGGGCGTATCGTCCACGACCAGTTTACGGGTATGGACGCGGCAAAAAGCAGTTTGCCGTGGAAACCGCAGCCGGGCCAGTGGACTGACAGCGACGACGCGAACCTGCGCGTATGGCTGGAACGGAACTACGATATAACGGGCAAGGACAAGATAAGCGACGCACTAACCGCGGTGCTGACGCGCCACAGCTACCACCCTATCCGCGACTACCTCAACGGGCTGCAATGGGATGGCGTGCCAAGGCTGGACAAGATAGTTATAGACTATATGGGAGCCGAGGACAACGCGCTGAACCGCGCTATGTGCCGCAAGCATTTTACCGCCGCCGTGGCGCGAGTATTCCAGCCCGGCTGCAAATACGATTACTGCCTAATTATGTCGGGCGCGGAGGGTATCGGAAAATCTACCCTGCTGGCCATTATGGGCGGCAGCTGGTTTAACGACAGCATTACGACCACCGAGGGCAAGGAGGGTATGGAGCAGCTGCGTAGGGCGTGGCTAATCGAACTGGGCGAACTTTCCAGCATCAAGCGTAGCGACGTGGAGCAGGTAAAAGCCTACCTATCTAAGCAGGTGGATATATACCGCGCTGCCTACGGGCGCAGGGTTTCGGAGCATCCGCGCCAGTGTGTTTTTTGTGGCACCACAAACGAGGCACTTTTTCTAAAGGGCGACAACGGAAACCGCCGCTTTTGGGTTATCCCGGTAAACGCGGCCCTGCGAAAATACCATAACTGGCACGAAGCACTGACACGCGACCGTGACCAACTTTGGGCTGAGGCCGTCCACTACTACAAGCAGGGCGAACGGCTTTACCTCAGCGACGAACTGGAGGCGCAGGCGAAGCAGAGACAGCAGGAGTTTAACGACGATAGCGACGACCCTATAGTGGCGATGCTGACCAAGTATTTAGATACGCGCCTGCCGGTGACGTGGGACACTATGGACGTGCAGGCACGCCGCAGTTACCTGCGAGACCCCGACCCGCTGCAAGCCGATGGCACGGAACTGCGCGAAAGGGTGTGCGCTGCTGAATTTATCTGCGAGCAGATGGGCAAGGATATGACGGACAAAGATTTTAAGTACCTATGCAGAAAGGTATCTAAAATAATCGAAAGTCTGCCTAACTGGGAACGTATCAGCACGACCAAGCACGCGGCTAAATTGTATGGCATACAGCGAGGATTTAGGCGAAAGACGGAGGTAAACGACGAGGACGATTTGTAAACGCGGTAAACGCGGTAAACGAAGCCGCGAAAACGGACAAAATAAAAAAGGTAAACGGAAAGTTTGCGTTTACTGCCGCGTTTACCGCTTTCGTTTACCGCTAATTAACTGATATTCAATAAATAACTATATAAGTAAACGGAGTAAACGGAAAAAATATAATAAAAGGATATATAACGTAATACATAGATATATACATATAAAAACACGTATATAACACGCGTATAGGGTATATAAAGCATTTGCGTTTATTTTCGTTTACCGTTTACCAAGGATAAAAATTAAAGGCAATGAGCAAGAAGATAGA